GTGACGTGGCTGGCGGTCAACGACAAGTTTTCCGACACCTCGACGGCGCAGTGCATCGCCGAGATGAACCATGTTGTCGAGCAGCTCGCCCGCACCCACGTGTCCAACGAGTTCGCAACGATCCAGAAGTTCGATCGCGACGGCGAACCGATCACCCTCGAAGAGTGGGCGGACCGGCTTGCCGATCGCGACTACTCCACTGTCGGAACCGATTACGTCAGCATCGACGGCGGACGAGTGCTCGTGACGACGATCTGGATCGGACACCGTTGGGCGGGCGGTGATCTCTTCACCACCCGGCTGCTCCCGATGCGCGGATGTGTCGACGAGTCCGGGCAGCAGCGTCCGGTGTGGTCGCAGTCGTACCCGACGCTGGCGGCCGCGGCCGGCGGGCATGCGGAGATCCTCGACGGTCTGCGTGCGGGGCGGTGGCCGACGTGAACACCGACCCGCACGGGTTGCCGATCCGCATCGACCTCGTAGATCCCCGACCGGAGATCCGGATCGACCACGTCAATCCCAAGCTCCCGGCCACCCCACCTCAGATCAGTCACGCCGTATACGTCGAGTGCGTCGTCTGTGCGAGACGCAGTGAGTCACTGCCGGTCTCGCTGAAGACCGGAGTCTGCACCCGCTGCGAGCCGGTCGCACAAGCTACCTACATCCACGTCAAGAAGGAAGACCACTGATGGATAACGCCGAACCGATCGCAGCGCCAACGCTTCTCGCTGACGCGGACCGTGCACTCGACGAGGACGACAAGCGAGCGCTGTCCCTAGCTCTCGGATACAACGTCGCTGTGCTGAGTCTTCCCCCGCTGCAAATCCACTCCGGGCGCAGCACGATCCACGCCCACGGCTACGGCGAAGTTCGCACACTGCCGGCAGGGCCGCGGATCGTGTGGCAGTCGGAGAGCGAACTCGCCTCGATCACCGCCAACGAGAACGGTGAAATCACGGTTCACGTTGTGCCGTACCTCGATACGAAGACAGCACTCGACCTCGCTGGTGCACTCGCTGCGGTCGTCGCGCGTATCGCTGGCGGCGACCTGCCGAAGCCTCCGGGCCAGGAGCACTGATGGCAGCGACGTGCAACAAGAAGGGCTGCGACGCGAAGCTCCTGTTCGCCCGCTCGATGGCGACAGGTCGATCGATGCCACTGGATCTGTACCCGGACCCCGGGCGTGGCACTGTCCGGAAGCATTTCGTCACCGAGCACGGTGAGGAAGTTGTCTACGGCGAGGTGCTGCGCGGCACTGCCCTGGCCACCGCGCTCGCGAACTCTGAGCTGCTCTACGTGATGCACGCCGACACCTGCCTGGCGAACCGCCCGCTCAATCCGATGCCCGCGCATCTACGTTCCGCTTTCTCCCGCCCATCCACTCGACCGTCGAGGAGACGATTCCGATGACCACCAGCACATCTGACACCGATACCGCAGCGCCTCGTTTCGAGCAGCTGACCCTGACGGCTGTGAAGCCGCACGCGAAGAACGTGCGCCGCAGCGTCGGTAGGCTCGTCGAGCTGACGGACTCGATCAAAGCGCAGGGCGTTCTGCAGCCGCTCGTCGTTGCCCCGGGCAAGAAGGCCGGCACCTACACGCTGATCACCGGTCACCGTCGCGCCGCAGCCGCTAAGCGCGCCGGGCTCAAGACGTTGCCGTGTGTGGTCCGAGACGATCTCGACACCGAAGCCAAGCAGATCGAGGCGATGCTCGTCGAGAACCTCCAGCGCTCGGACCTCGATCCGATCGAGGAAGGCGACGCGTACCAGTCCCTGTTGGATCTGAACATCCCGTACAAGGAGATCGCCGAGACCACCGGCCGCGCGCAGAAGACAGTCCGTGAGCGGGTGAAGGTCGCATCCGCATCGGAGCTCGTCCGCAACAAGGTCATCGACAAGCAGCTCTCGCTCGAGGACGCCGTTGCGCTCGAGGGATTCGCCGACGACAAGGAAGCGTACGAGCGGATCGCGAACTACATAGGCACGAAGAACTTCGAGTTCGTGCTCAAGCAGGAGAAATCCGAACGCGCATTCCGGAAGGAAGCAGCGAAGATCCGCGCCGAGCTGCTCGCCGAGGGCATCACCGAGTACGACAAGGACGAGTGCCAGCGCATCGTCGACGAAGCAGCCGCGAACGGTATCGCACTCAAGTGGGCCGGTCCGACCGATGGCCGTCCTGCGGATGCCAAGCCCAAGGATCTCGCGTTCTACTTCTGGGCACATGGCTCGGCATCCGCCGTATCGCGGATGCGGTGGATGCGTCTCGTCCCCGCAGACGCCTCCGGTGGCAACGTCACCAACCTCGCGGACAGGCGTCCCAGCGTCGACGACGAAGAGGACCGCATCGCCCGCGCCAAGCTGGAGGCAGACCTCGGCATCGCGCACACCGTCCGCCGCGAACACCTCAGCACGGCAGTCACAGCGGGCGAGAAGGATCTCGCGCACTCCTGCCTCGTGCAGATGATCGCCGTCCGCTTCGACGAGGACCCCGACGATGTCGATCTCGTTGCGGCGATCCTGTCCGTCAAGCCGCCGGTGTGGGGCGGAGACGAGGACGACGACGACCGCCTCGCGAAAGTTCGCGAACGCGTCGAGCAGGCGATCGAGCGCCTCACGATCAACCAGCTCGCGATCCTGCTCCGTGTCGTCGAACGTGACCTCGCGGACATCAGCCTCAAACGCGCCAGCAGTTGGGCATGGTCGGACTCGATCGCATGGTGCAACGAGCTGTCCGAGAAGTTCGGGTACGAGTGGACCGACGTCGAGGCCGCCCTCGTCGACGCCACCAAGACCGGCAAGGCCTGACCGATGTCGAGCGCCATCATCGCGGACGACTGGTGGCACGGACTCCCGCCCGACCGCCGGGTCCAGATCTGGCAGTGGGTCGCTGGCAAGGAAGCCGCGCCGCATCAGGAAGTCGAAGGCCAGTTCGCTCTCCCGCTCCACCCTCACAGAAGGTGACACCAATGAGCCTGCACACCATCACGATCACGTCGGACAAGCACGGCCCTCTCGTCGTTGCCGGCCAGTCCACCGCCTGCCCGTACCTGTTCGTTACGCAGTCCATCAGCTCCGATATCGCGACCGGTGAACCGCGTCTCTCCGAGGGCCTGGTCCTCACCCACGCCCCCACCGGAATGACCGTCGGCTCACCGCTGGCCGACCATCAGCGCCTCGCCGCAGCGATCGCACCGCTGATCGACTGGGACTTCACCAACCCGGCACGTTTCCGCGCCGAGGAACCCGACGCCGAGGTCGTCGCGGTTCGCGAGGCGATCCGCCAACACTTCCTCGAGTCCCACGAACCCCTCGACGAACCGGCATACGGCGTCGACCCGTCCGCCCCGGCCGATTCCCTTCTCGCGCAGCAGCTCACCGACTGGCAGAAGAACTACGAAACAATCCTCACCGACCGCGTGCCGCCGGAGGAGAGGACCGAGGACGCCGACCGCAAGCTCATCGACTCGATCAACCTCGCCGCCCAGATGTTCGGCACCGTCTACCTTCTCGCGGTACTGCGGGCCATCGATCCGACCGTCGCTGACGTCGCAGCCACCGAACTTGTGGACATGTGGGAGGCCGGAGACTCACTCGGTGAGTGGATCTGGCAGTGGAACAAAGAACTCCACACCCCGACCCAGTTGTCTCTGCACGCCATTCCGCAGCTCGGTGACCTCCGATGAGCGCCGACACGGCCTTCGAGCCGCGCCCCGACATCCACGGTCCCCGCATCCAGGTCGTCCCGACCTACCTGATCACGGAGGGCTACGAAGCGTCGGACCTGGCGCAGCTGGTCGGGCTCAACCTCGACCAGTGGCAACGCAATGTGCTGGTCGAAACAATGGGGCAGGCAGACGAAGACGGACTGCCGTGGGCGGCACGCCATGTCGGGATCCTGTGCTCCGGGCAGAACGGTGTCGAGGACATCACCCTCGCCCGCGAGCTTTACGAACTCGCCCTCGCCCCGCCGCGCCGCCGGATCTTGCACACCGCCTCGCATCCGCACGCGCTCAGGGCAGCGCACGCGATTCTCGCTGACCTGCTGACGAACTCGGACGACCTGAAAGACAAGGTGGATCACATCCGCCGTGCCAGCGACAATCTGCGCATCGAGATGAAGAACGGTCGATGATCGATTTCGTCTCCCGGATCTCCACCCGATCGATGAGCGCCGATCTGCTCGTCCTCGAAGACGCTGACCTTCTACCAGACAGTGCGTACGTCGCTGCCGTCCCGACCATTGCTCACAGCCGTCATCCACAGGTGTGGATGACGGGTACAGCTGTCGACGCGCGCTTCAACAACCACGGTGTCATCTTCGGCAACGCTCGCCGACGCGCCCTCGCCGGAACCGATCCTGGCCTGTGCTGGATCGAGTACTCCGCCCCGGACGTTCGCTATCCCGACGATGATCCTGACCCCGACCGTCGAGGCCGGCTCGTCATCAATCCGGAAGATCCGAAGCAGTGGTGGCGAGCGAACCCCGGCCGAATCTCGGAGCGCCACATCCGCGAAGACTGAACACGTTTCCCGGGCATGAGTTCCTCACCCGCCGACTCGGTATCGGACACTGGCTCACCCCCGGAGAGGAGACATCGTGAATATCGAGAAGCTGATCTGCGAGAAGGAAACCCGCGAAGTCCTCGCCGGAACGTACACCCCTGCCGGCATCCAACTCTGGATGACCGTCGCCAACCCCCGCACCTACAACTTCACCCCACTCGAAGCCATCCGTGAAGGCTTCGGCGCGAAGGTCCTCGACCTCGCCAAGCGGCTCGCAGCCGGGAGAAGTCAATGACCAGAACACAACTCGCCGCACTCTTCACCGCATGCTCGCTCGCCGCGATCGGCACCAGCTTCGCAGTGTTCATCGCCATCGACGGACTGATCGGCCCCCTCGAAAAGCTCGCCGCACGAAGGAGCACACGATGACCGTGAAGACGTTCCGAAAAAAGCCGGTCGACGTCGAGGCTGTGAAATTCACCGGATGGTCGAGCGCCGTCGAGATCCAAACATGGTTGCCGGGCACACTGTTCGTCCCACGCGGCTACGAGCACCATCTGCGCTACAAGCGCGAGTACGACCGAAGCAACGGGAATGTGTACCCCGAGACCGCCCCGTCCTTCCTGGTGATTGCCTCTGCGGACGGTCCTGCCCGGGTCGACGAAGGTGACTGGATCATCAAAGACGGAGAAGCGGTCAGTTTCTGCAACACAAGCACTTTCACGCAGACATACGAGGCGGTGTGACATGGCGATTGGACCTGAGAAGGCGCGCGCAGCCCACAACAACCAATCAACGATCAAGGAACCAGTCATCATCGGCACCCCGCGGTGCCCGTACTACCTGGACGAGACGCGCTGCACGATCCCGGCCGGACACCAGGGTGCCCACGGGATTGCCGAAGGTGATCGCGACCGGATGACGATGTGGCCCAACGAGGATCGGTACGTATCCACGAACTCGTACGACGACCAGATCGTGCTCGACCGCGATGGCATCACTGTCGGCGGCAACCGGGTACCCGGATGCATCGTCTCGGATCCGCAGAACGTCATCGTCGGGACGACCGACCTCGAGGATCACTGGTTGCTGACGATCACCCTGATGACGGGTAGGGAACCTCAGATCGAAGACGGAATCCAGGTCACATCGACCTCGACTGTCGATCGGGTGGCATACGCAATCCCTCCATCAGACACCCCCGCGCCGACGGAGGCGCCACATTCGGTGCGAGAGATCCCGTACGACGAGATGCGCGCCCTGCTAGGCCTTCCCGACGTCAGTGACTACATCATGCGGCGAGATCTTGCCCGCGCGTTTCGCAACATGCGGACCGCGTTCGGAGCCTTCGCCGAAGTACTCGTCGAAGCTGGGCAGCAGTTCGCCCGCAATCTCGAATCGTTCACCGACGCTCTCGCAGGTTCGCAGCCGAAGCCGGCCCCGCCGATGTGGGCGATCGACCCGGCCCGCTCACGCCGGAGGAACATGCGATGACCGACACAACGAGATCGCTGCTCGACCGCATCGATGCGCTCGTTGACGAGCAGCTCGACGGCGGCGAACCGGAAACCGGGTACGACTTCGACGATCCGGACTTCCCCGGATGCCCGCACTGCAACCGTGACTGGCATGGTCTGGCGATCACTATGCGGATCGAACGGATGCGCCAGTACGGCAAATTCGATGTGAAGTACAAGTTCGCAGAGGATGATTCACCAGTGCTGTGCCCGGGCTCGGATTTCATCGGGCCGTGGGCGACACCGAATCAGATCAAGACGATGCGGCACGAGCGGTTTGTCGGGATAACTTCGCCGACGCAGCCCTGGATTAGGTATCGCACCAGCGGGACGTCGAGTCCACGGAGGAGATTTCACCAGCTGCGCACACTTCTCGTGATCAAATCTCGCACGAGTCAACGGATCTCTTGTGCCACCTCATTGCTGCGCGCAGCGGGGGCTGGGAAGCTCTGGTGCGCGAGATTCTGAGAAGGAATATCGCGGCGCTCTACCCGGAAGGTATGTGGTCACTCCCACCAGCGCCAGATGATTGGTGTGATCCGGAGTGGTGGTCCGGTGTGCCGCCGATTCAGGTGTCGTGGCGCGATCCAGCGCCGGTGACGCGTGAGGATCGGCTCAACGTCGCCGGGTTCTGTGGCGTGCGCCCGGATTTGGTGTTCGTCGACGAGACGCACATACGCGTCAGCCTTCCGCCAGGCGTTGTGCTCGCAGAAATCCCGGAGGTGCCGAGTACTCCGCAGGAGCGGGCGTTGCCGCGTCCGAGTTCGACGCCGCCGATGTGGGCGGTCGATCCCACCCGTTCTCGTCGTAGGAGGAATCAGTGAGTGCTGCAAGCAAGTTCGTGTCTGTGCCGTTCGAGGTGACGGCTGTTCAGTTCTCCTCGACGGTGGCTGTGCAGGGTATCGCGCAGTGGTTGGGCGTCCCGATCGTCCGCCGGCATCGTCGCTCCGGTGCGGTAGCGACGTTGGAGTCGATCGGGTTCGAGGTCGAGGGACAGTCGTTCACGTTGTATCCGGGTGACTGGTTCGTGCGTGGCCCGAACGGCTGGTATCAGCTCGAAGCCGAGTCGTTCGCCGCTCGGTACCGGCCCGCCTGATGACCAGCCGCCGACGGGCTCGTGCGCCCCCTGCGGTGCTTAGCCCGTTTACTTCCAATCTCATTGCGACGACAGGATTCCTGTGTCTTGGTTTCAGACCGATGATCAGTTCCCCAACAACCGGAAGTCCCGGGAGTTGGCGGAGCGAGGGCTGGAAAGTCAGCTCGACGGCCTTGCGGCGCTGGGTATGTGGAATCTCGCTGGGGCGCAGTGTCAGGCGACGGGCACCGATGGTGTCGTCAAGCGCGCTGACGCGTTCCGGTTGGTCCTCAACCCGGAGTTCGTGGACCACTTGGCGGGGTTGTTGGTGGCTGTCCGCTTGTGGCATGCACCTGGCCATGACTGCTCGAGGTGCCCGCCGGTCGAGCCGGGAACGTGGTTGTTCCACGACTGGTTCGATTTGAAGTACGACCGTGCGGCCTCGAAGCGGGTCGCCGATCGCAAGAAGATGGAACTCAAGGACAAGGGCCTGATCAATCAGGTGTGGGCGAGGGACTGCATCGACCCGGCGGATCCTGGCACCGGCAAGTGCCGCTACTGCGGCAAGATCGTCAAACGCAAGGACACCCGCTCCACGGACGGTGCTCGTCCGTGGCTCGACCACGTCGACCCCACCAGAGCCGATGGCGCACGCAACGTCGTCCTCTCGTGCAGTGGGTGCAATCAGAGGAAGGGCAATCGGACGCCCGCAGAGGCCGGCCTCGTGCTGCTGCCACCGCCGCGTCCGGTCGTGGACACCGTTTCGTCCGTCTCGCCGCAGCGCGCCGCCGCTGGGAACGTCTCGCCGGGTAATGCCGCCGCAGGGACCTTCTCGCCGTCGCCGAGCGTCGCAGGGACGGCCGAAACAGTGCCAGCCCACCCAGGAACCCCCGCAACGGTGCCGCAGCCGTCAGCGACCGCAGGGCAGCCCCACACGGGAAGCTCGCCGCTGACACGCTCCGCAGGCACCACCGCCGAGGTGACCGACCACTCTGAGACCACCGACCGACCACGGGAACGACCACACGAAAACCACGGTAAACAAGCTGTCCCCGTGCGTGCGACGCGCACGCACACGGGCCTGGCAGGGTCAGGGCAGGGTAAGGGTTTGGGTAGGGGTGTGGGGAAGGGTTCCGGTACAGGGTCACCCGCCGATACCCACCCAGGTGAGATCCCTCGTAAACGACGTCGACGCAGAGGCCGTGGTCAATCCACCTCTGGGCCGCAACCTGTGAATCCATCAGTCTCAGAGATCACCACTGACAGAGATCCCAACCTCGACGCAGGCGAAGCACCACAGGTATTCGTGCACGCACAGTTCGGATCACCGTGGAAGAACTGGGTCGGACCGCCGTCCACCGTCGATGAGACCACCTGCCCGATCCACCACATCGAAGACCCCTGCCACAAATGCCTCGACGAGGAAGGCCCGAACCGATGACCACCACCGAGCAGCTCGACGAAACCTCGATCGACAAACTCGACCAGCTCGCACTCCACCTCGTCGGCATCGTCCACGGCGACGGCGAACAGCGCGAGGTCACCACCCTCACCCGATCACTGACCCGAGAGCAGCTCATCGGACTCGCGATCTCCTGCGCCGCGATGGTCGACCCCGGCAAGTCCGTCGACCAACTCCTCGAATGGCTCGACCCCACCGCGAACCACTACATCGACGGCACCCGCTACACCGACTCCCAGATCCGCGACGCCCACGCAGCATTCGCCGGCGGCGACCGCAGGGACAAGATCGTCCGAATCGAGAAGGCGTACCAGAAGCTCATCCGCTCGTCAGCGATGAGGGCACGCCGATGATCAACCCCGATCACCTCTGCCGAGCGGAACACCAGTGCCGCGGCCGCCGCCGAGACATCGAGTCCGGAGACCGGCTGCCGGCACTCACCCTCACCCCGAACACCCTGTGCCACTCCTGCGTCCTGTGGGTCGAAGGCGCAGTCGCGCAACTCGGCACCGAACACGATGCACTGCAAGCACTGTTCCTCGACCCGTCCGCACGCCCCGGCGGCGGAGTCAAGGCAGCGTCACCGGCGCCGGCCGTCCCGATCAACGTCTACACCGACGCCCTCGCCCAAGACATCCGCGAGACCGTCCACCGATGCGCAGAGCTGATCTGCGAAGCGATTCGCCGGGACACACCGGAGCAGAAGTACTTCGGATCCCACTACTCGATCGTCGCCAACAACGTCGACGTCCTACTCGCCATCCCCTCGCACCAGACCACGGAATGGAACCGCGCAGGCGACGACTGGATCTACGTCGTCCACGACGGACCGACACTCGCCCTCAAACTCGTCGACCTGCACCGCCGAGCACGCGCCACCATCGGCCAGGAACGCGGCCGCGACCGCATGCCCCTGCCCTGCCCACGCTGCGAGGAACACCAACTCGGACGCTGGCACGGCTCCGTCACCATCGACTGCCTCGCGTGCGGAAGCCGCTGGGCCGAATCCGACTACAAGCAAATGACTCTCGTCCTCGCCGCCACACCAGGACTCACACCACCGCCACGCATCCGGCACCTCGCATCCCACTACGGAAGGACCAACCGCATGACCAACATCCTCGAATTCCTCCACGCCCGCCTCGACGACGAGGAACGCATCGCAAACGCCTCCACCGGCGGCAACTGGTACTGGGACACCACCGAAGCCAGCGACAGCGATACCGATCAAGGCCCGTGGCTCCGCTCGGACAACCTCCACGAGTACACGAGTTCGTTGACCGGTGAGGCCGCGTCGTACCCGGAGTACGTGCTCTCCACATGGGTCAACGGCGCGTGGGGAGGACTGAACGTCGACGAGACCGACAGAGCCCACATCGTCTGCCACGATCCGGCACGAGTACTCCGCGACGTCGCCGCCAAACGAGCTGTCATCGAAGCGCTGATGGAGATCCCAGCAGAGCACGGCAAGGACGCAGGCTTCCGCGCCATCGGCAAGTCCATCCCGGCCATGGCAGCCGTGTACTCCGATCACCCTGACTACCAGAAGGAATGGGCACTATGAGCGAGAATCCCTGGTGCCATCTGGACGCACCGATGCTCACGAAACTCGACCTCGCATCGGTCCTCGTCCGTGAAATCTTCGAGGACACGCCGTATCTCGTCGGCTCGTGCATGGCCCGACCTGACTATCGAGACGTAGACGTGAGAGTCATCCTCGACGACGAACGCTTCGACACGATGTTCCCTCGTCCCGTCGAGGACCCGATGCGCCATTTCATCGAGAACGCGGTCACCGACCACTACGTACATGCCACGGGTCTGCGCATCGACTTCCAGATCCAACGCCGAACCGAAGCGAATGCCAAATACTCCGGCGTCCGCCACCCGCTCGGCTTGTACATGAGCAGCGAGGAGAACTGATGTCTGACAACGCGATCGAGAACGCACAACGGCACATAGACGCGTGGGCTGACACTGGCGACGGTTACCGGAACCTCGGTAAACGACACGTCCTGCAATGCCTCTGGTGCGACAAGTACTTCGGCGGCAGAACCAAAGCCGACGCCCTGACCAAATATCGAGAGCACGAGAAGGAGATCGCCGATGTCGCACACCGCGCCTACGCCGCTCAGTTCGAAGCAGACCGCGCCCGGGAAACCGCTGACTGATCTGCTCGCAGCTCTGCATGAGATCGCCACTCGTGAGGATCAACTGACGGCCGAGATCAATCGGCTCGCGAATGAGTACGGCTATGAGTCCGTGTCGGTGCATGACCGGATCAACTATCGAGTGGCAGCCTTCCCGTCACTGCTGGCACTGGCTAAGCAGGTCGCACAGCAGGCACTCGAAGCTGAGTCCACACTGGCCAAGGTCGGCTCGATCCGCTGTCAGGCGTGTGACAACCCGCTCAGTGACGGCCCGGGCTGCTGTGTCAGCGACGCCGGCCGCCCGCACTGGTACGAGACCGATGACCTTCACGCAGCGTTCGAGAGGTAGGGCAGATGGGAGTGTGGCCGAACGCGGCTGATCGTCCTGTCGATGTGGCTCGTCGTGTGGCGCAGTCGTATCGAACAGCGCTGGAGTCGGTGAGTCCGGAGCTCTGCGCTCAGATCGACGCTCAGGCTGTGGAGGTTGGGCAGGGTTGGGTGGTGCCGAATGCTGTGCCGCTCAACACTGATGAGCTGATGAGCGCGAAGGATCTGGAGGCTATCCTGTTCGTGCCGGCCGCGACGATTCGGACGTGGGCGCATCGTGGCCTGCTCTCGAAGCGCACAGCCGAGGATGGCAGTCCGGTGTACCTGGTGTCCGAGGTGTTGGCACACAACGCACGGACTCGACGAGCGCGCAAGGAACGCGGTCTCGACACGAGTTGACCTGCGCTTGCGTTGCTCTCGTGTTTCAGGAACACTAGAGACCACTGGCCGACGTGACTTCACAGCACGTCGGCCTTCGTCGTATCCAGGGTCTGGAGGTCGTCATGGCCCACACACCACGGAGCAAGGGACGCACCGGCCGGCCTTACCGCCGAGCAGTCGAACGAGTGAAGCGCCGCAGTCAGGTCTGCTGGCTCTGCAACGAGGCGATCGACATGTCGCTGAAGTGGCCGGACCCGATGAGCTTCAGTGCGGACCATGTGGAGTCCGTCAAGTCGCTGCCTCCGAACGATCCCAAGCTCACTGACCCGAAGAACCTTATGCCAGCACATCTTTCGTGCAACTCGCGGCGAGGTGACGGCAGCCGCGAGGCGCCGCGCCAGCTGCGGTGGTCGCGGCAGTGGCTCGTCTGACGCTCTGACCTGCACCCCTGGGGGGTACCCCCGGGGCCGGCAAGGCGGGGGACCGCACGGCGCCAACGCCCTTTCTCTCCCCAGGGATGGTGAAAAATGCCAGGTCAGGACGCTGAAACCGCCGATGTGGCAGCGGTCACAATTCCGCCGGAAATGCCGAAAGGCCTGCTCAAACGTGGTCGCGGCTTGTGGGACGAGAAGGCGCAGATCTTGGCCGGCCATCCGCTCGGGCTGATCGTCCTCGCGGAGCTATGCCGCACCGTCGATCGGTGTGAACGCCTCGACGCGCAGCTGCGCGGCCGCGACAAGGAATGGATGAGCATCGATCTCGATCCTTTCTTCCGCGAGCACCGGCTCTCCGACGGCGTCACCGTCGTCGACGTCACCGCCAAGGTCGTGATGAACGCGCCGCTACGTGAGGCACGCCAGCAGCAGACAGTTCTCAAGCAACTCGCGGCGCAGGTCGACGCGTTCGAACGCGCAGCTGTCGATGCCGGTGCAGGACGGGCAAGTTCACCGGCCGAGACACCGGGCGTTCCCTCGATCATGGACAAGATCCGTGCTCGAAACGCCTGACGTCGGCGGTGCGGTGGCCGAGAAACCACCGCTGGACGGCTCGCAGAAGCCGCGGCTGTCGAACTACCCGACGTTCTTCACCACGCTCGGCGACGACGCGATCGATCTGTACGAGGCGACCGGGTTCGAATTGCTGGAGTGGGAGAAGGATGCTTGCCGGCACCTGATGGGCGAGGAGAAGAACTTTCGGTGGAGTTCTCCGCGTTCGCTGATCATCGCGCCGCGCCAGAACGGTAAGAACGTCATCGTCGAGGTTCGCGAGTTGGCGGGGTTGTTCCTGCTCGGTGAGCGCAAGATCCTGCACACCGCGCACGAGTTCAAGACGGCCAAGGACGCGTTCGTCGACCTGTCCGCGCGCATCGCGAAAATCGAAGAGCTCGAGGACATGTGCCTGCTTCCGCATCGCACCTCGAACGAGGAGGTCTCGATCCGGCTCAAGCCGCATCGCGGCGAGCGAGATCCGCGCTACATCCGGTATCTCGCCCGCACTGCGGACGCGGCGCGAGGGTTCAAGAAGGTGGATCTGTTCGTTGGTGACGAGGCGTATGCGATCACCCACGAACAGGTCGCGGCGTTCCGGCCCACGCAGTCGGCGGCGCCGAACCGTCAGTTCATCCTGCTGTCGAGTGCGGGTACCGGTAACAGCGAGTTCCTCGCTCAGCAACGCAACGCCGGTATCGAGCACACGTCGAGCGGGTTGCTGTTCCTCGAGTGGTCGGCGGACCCGGAAGCTGACCTGGATGACCACGACGCGTGGGCGATTGCGAACCCGTCGTACCCGATCCACAAGACGCACGAGTTCATGCTCGAAGAGCGCGAGCTACAGGGCGAGATCCAGTTCGCGCGCGAGCATCTGGGTATCTGGGACGACCCGCGTGTGAACGCGGTGATCACCCCGGCGATGTGGGAGGCGTGCAAGGACGAGTCCTCGCAGGTTCTCGACCCGGTGGCGATCGCGGTCGATGTCACTCCGGATCAGGCGTTCTCGTCGATCTCGATCGCCGGTCGACGCGAAGACGGATTGCCGTATGTCGAACTCGTCTTCCACGAGCGCGGCATGCACTGGGTGGTCGAGACGGCGGCACGGCTCAAAGTCGAGCACGAGGCTCTCGGGGTTGTCCTCGACGGCGGCGGCCAGGCGGGTGCGTTGATCGCGGGCTTCCGCGAGATCGGGTTCGAGGTCGAGGTGACCGGCGCGCGGGACATGGCACAGGGCGCCGGTGCGTTCTACGCCGAGGTCGAGGAAGAACGTATGCGGCACAACGGCGAACCGGATCTGGTGTCGGCGGTCGCGGCGTCGCGTAAGCGTCCGGTGGGTGACGCGTGGGCGTGGGATAGGCGGGACACATCCGCTGATATCAGTCCGTTGGTCGCGTGCACGTTGGCGTGGCACGGATATACGAGGTTGATCACCGCGGACAGCTCCAAGCGGGTGCGCAGTGGGAAGGTGTGGTGATCTGAATGCTCGACGAGAAGGAAGCGGTCGGCGTCGCGAAGGATCTCCTTCCGAAGCTGTACCACGAACGTAAACGTCTGACGTTGCTGGACAAGTGGTACCGCTGGCAGCAGGAAGACCAGCAGTTGCCCCGCAGCGCAACGCGGGAATTGAAGGCGCTGCAGGAGTTGTCGAAGACACCGTGGCTGTGGCTCGTGGTTACCACCATTGCGCAGGCGATGTTCGTCGACGACTACCGGTCACCGAACGAGGCCGAGACGTCGCCACAGTGGGAGACCTGGCTCGCCAATGGAATGGACGTGCGCCAGATCGCGATTCACCGTGCTGCCCTCGCGTACGGATACTCGTACGCGGTAGTGATGCCGGGACTCGACGATTTCGGACGGGTCCAGTCGGTGATCCGAGGTGTATCACCGCGCAAGATGTTCGCCGTCTACGAGGATCCGGCCGAAGACGAGTGGCCCGAGTACGCGCTGCGCGACGATCCGGGAGGAAAGCTGCGCCTGATCGACGACCAGGTGGTGCACAAGCTCCAGCGCGTCGGCAACGACGGCGAGATCAGGCACGTAGGTTTCGACTGGCACGGCGCCGGCCGATGCCCGGTCATCCGATACGCGAACGATCTCGACCTCGAAGGCCGGGCGACCGGTCAGGTGGAGCCGTTCATCGGTGTCGCGAAGCGAATCAACAAGACCACCTCCGATCGATTGCAGGCTCAGCACTTCAACTCGTGGAAGATTCGTACCGCAACCGGCATGACCGAACCCGACGACGACGAGGAGAAGCGTCGAGCGAAGTTGCGACTGCGCCACGACGACATTCTCATCGCAGAGGATCCGGACACGAAGTTCGGCACCTTGGACGAGACGCCACTCGACGGTTTCATCGCGGCCACCGAATCGGACATCGAGGCGCTCTCGGCGACAAGCCAGACTCCCTCGTATGCGCTGACCGGCAAGCTGGTCAACCTCAACGCCGAAGCGTTGGTGGCTGCCCGTCACCCGCTCACGCAGAAGGTGTTCGAGATCCGCACGTCGTTCGGTGGCTCGCACAACCGCACCATGCGGATGAGTGCGTGGTTCGAGGAGGACTACGAGATCGCGGCTGATGTCAGTGCGTCCGTCAAGTGGCAGGACCTCGAAGCGCGTTCGCTGTCACAGGCCGTCGACGCGTATGGCAAGGCCGCGAAGTTGCTCGGCATCCCGCCGCAGGCGCTATGGGGACGGATTCCGGGTGTGTCGAAAATCGATGTCCAGGAATGGAAGCAGATGGCGCTCGACAGCGATCCTCTGGCCGAGTACCTGCGTGACCAGTTCGGCCCGGACAACTCGGCTGATCATCTCTTGGGGGTTTGATGGCTCGCACGAAACTCGGTCGCAAGCTGACCGAGTTGCATCGGCGTGCGCAGCTGCGGCTCTCGGCTCAGGTGGTCGCGGATCTGCGGCGCGCGTGGCGGATTCTGGCGTTCCAGCGGTTGGACGAGACGCAGGGTCCGTGGTTGCAGGTCGCGGTCCCGGTGATCGAGGCGGCGCACATGCAGTCTCAGGAGATCTCGGCGCAGTACGTGCAGGACTTCCGAGCTGCGGAGCGTCCGGAGCTTCGACCGATCCCGTGGGTCGAGCCCGTCCGCACGGTACTCCGTGAGGATCGAGCAGCCGCTGCGGTGCCGGTCCCTGACAGCACGGCGAAACCAGCTGTGCGGAGCCGGGTTACAGATTCCTCCCAGGCAGGACAGACGGCTCGCTCACGAGTCCGGGTCACCGATCCGGAACCGGCGCAGCGCGAATCGCGATCGCGGGCGCGGGTCACCGACAACACTCCACCGACATCTCGAACCCGTTCACGATCGCGGGTCAGTGTCGCGGAGCCAATCGAACTCGACCTCGACCGGACGGCTCGCGGGTTGTTGATCACCGGCCCGGTGCGGGCACGCAAGCTGATGCCGGCACCGGAAGCCGACGCCATGGAGAAGGCGTTCGTGTCCTCGACGTCGGCGGCGGTGCGGATGGTCGCCGAGGGTGGCCGGGACTTCACACAGAAGATCGTCGAACTCGACCGGCAGGCACTGGGATTCGCACGAGTGACAAAGGCGTCGCCGTGCTGGTTCTGCGCGATGCTGGCCAGTCTCGGCGCGGTGTACAAGGGTCAGACGTCGTTCTCGTCGACGGACGCTCGGTACACCGGCGGCGGCACGGCCAAGGTGCACGACGGATGTCAGTGCACGTTGGAGCCGATCTACGACGAGAGTGCGGATCTTCCCGGCCAGACAGCGGAGTTTCGGGCGTTGTGGGACGAGGCGACGGCGGGTGCGAGTGGGCACGAGGCGACGGTGTTGTTTCGCCGGGCGTACGAGGGCCGCACTCAGGACGGTGATCCGGCGCATCCGGATACGCCGAAGGAACCGGAGAAGGGTAGCGACGAGTACAAGCGGGCGCTCGCGGAGCGGCTGCTGCCGAAGTTCGAGAGCCAGCTCGCAACACTGCTCTCGGACGGCCGCGGTGAAGACTCCGAACCTGTCATCTATCACCGCGCACAGATCGCTCGTCACCGCGAGGCTCTCGGACTCGCACCCGGTGAGAAGTCGCCGGAAGCGAAGGCCGGCGGCGGGAGTGCTCCTCCGCCGAAGCCTCCGAGTACTCGCAGCGTTGCCAGCGGCGACGAGGGTGATACGTGGCGGGTACCGGATGCGGAGATTCCGGTTCGGTATCCGGACGTCGGTGGGGACGGAGGCGGTGTGCCGTTCACTCCGGACCAGCGCCCGAGCGTGGATGCTCGGTTCGCTCATATCGCGGACGGTGACAGGAATCGGGACGGGAAGATCGTTTCCGGTGGTCACCGCTTCGGGAGCAACGTCATCGGTAAGGACGGACGCCCGAAGGAAGAGTTTCCGGACGTGTCGGACACGCAGCTCAAGGCGATGATCGATCGAGCGCTCGCGGATCCGACGTCGATCACCCGGCGAGGTGGTCAGATGGACTTCCGGCGGATTGTCGACGGGTGTCCGGTGGTGGTGCGGGTGCGTGGCCGGGAGGGTCCGGGGCGAATCAACACGGCGTATCCGGCGTGGAAGGAACTCGAAAGGGCTCGGACTACGGGCGAAGGGCGGCTACTATGGGGACTGTGAGCAGGACGTTCGAGGACTTCGAGGATCTGGCCGAGGCGATGTATCGCTCCGGCCGTTTCGTCGATTCCTCCGACGTCGCCGATGCTGCGGTCTCGGCGTACGAGGCGGGCGAGTACTTCTACTCCGTCGTTTCGATGGTCGAGTTCGCTGCCGATCATCAGATCCCGCTCGGCGACTTCGCCGGCGAGGTCGATCGACTGATCATCCCGCTCTTCGACGACGAGATCGACCTGACCGCGTTCCGGGAGTACCTCGACAAGGTGCCCCACCGCAGAGCCGCATAAGTAGTTTTCACCAGCTACACCCGAATGCCCCGTTGACCATCTGGTCCGGGGCATTCGGCGTTTCATCACGACTTCCTCACCGGGGTTCGGTGAGGCTCGCTCACGGTCAGCGATCAATGACTGGTATGCCGACGGGCTCACGGGAGAACAATCATGAACATCAAGAGCACACGTGCCTATGCCGGATTCGGTTTCGGGCACGCGGACCCTTTCACGTCGATGTCGATGCGGGCATGCCGCCTGCATCCTCGCCGAGATCCCAACGGGCACAGGCCCGGCGGTGGCAACAACGACGGTGGAGATGACGGTGGCGATGGTGGCGACGGCGGAAAGCCGTTCACTCCGATCACCACTCAAGCCGACTTCGACAAAGCGATCGGTGCGCGACTGACGCGTGAGCGGGCGAATTACGCCGACTACGACACGTTCAAGGCCAGTCACGACGAGTTGCAGAAGATCAAGGACGGCGAGAAGTCCGAGGTGCAGAAGGAGCGTGATCGCGCCGATGCTGCGGAAAAGCGGGCGAACGAGGCTGATCACCGTGATCTGCAACGGTCAGTAGCCGAGGCCAAGGGCATTCCGCTCAAGCACGCCGCCCGACTCAAAGGCTCAACCAAAGAGGAACTCGAAGCGGACGCTGACGACTACCTCGAGGATTACACCCCGCCGGAAGGCGGTGGCAGGCCCCCGGTTCCGGGCAAGCCCCGCGAGAATCTGCGCGGCGGCGGCGCTCCGGACGATGAACCCGAGGAAACCGATCCCGCCAAGTTGGCGGCTCAGATCCCTCGCAACTGATCAACCACTTCGCTGTCGGCATGGCAGCCGACGTGGCCAACATCCCTATCAACCATGAGGAGCAACCATGCCGAATGTATATGTCAAGGCCGAAACGGTGATCAACACCGCGCTCGGACTTCTCCAGCGCGAGATCGTGATTCCGAACATGCTCTGGCTCAACGGTCTCGGCGACTTCGCCGGCGCCAAGGACGACACGATCAGCCTCCGAGTTCCGGGCCGACTGACGGCGCGGACGAAGAAGCTGCGCGCGACCGGGGCGGATCGGAAGATCCAGACGGACACGATCGCACAGACGAAGGTGGACGTCACCCTCACCGACGACGTCTACATCGCGGTGCCTATCACCGACGAGGAGCTGACTCTCGATATCAAGGACTTCGGGGTCGAGATTCTCAACCCCCAGGTGCGGGCCGTCGCGGAAGGCCTCGAGAACGGCGCGGTCGATTGCATGCGCGCCGCCGACTACCAAGACGTCCTGATCATCGACAAGTCGAAGGTGTACGACAGTTTCGTCGACGCCCGTAAGGCACTCAACGACGAGAACGTTCCTCTCGGACAGCGCGGCGCGGTCGTCGGCTCCGGTATCGAGGCGGCGATCCTCAAGGATCCGAACTTCAAGCATGCCGACCAGGCGGGTTCGGATTCGGCGCTGCGTGAAGCCGTCATCGGCAAGATCGCCGGGTTCACCATCGTGGTGTCCAACGCGCTCGACGACGACGAGGGATACGTCTTCCACAAGACGGCGTACATCATGGCCACGCGTGCGCCGGCCATCCCGGACGGTGCGAGCTTCGGCAAGTCCGCCGCGTTCGCGAACCTGGCGATGCGCTGGCTCAAGGACTACGACTTCGAGAACACCACGGACCGCTCGCTGGTGGGCACGTACGCCGGATACGCGCATGTCGAGGAGGCGGACGGCCGGTTCGTGCGTGCGGTGCAGATCCAGCTCGGCACCGGATCGATCACGGTCGAGCCGACTACGGCCTCGATCATCGTCGGAGGAAACACTCAGATCACGGTCAAGGACGACGGCGGCGATGCAGTCGCTTCGCGTACGGCGACGTACACCAGCTCCGATCCGACGAAGGCGACCGTGTCGACCACCGGCAAGGTCACCGGCGTTGCAGTGGGTTCGGCGACGATCACCGCGAAGTACCAGAACAAGACGGCGACGACGGCGATCACCGTCACCGCCGCGCCCTGATCGAAGGAGTAGACGATGACTGAACCGATCGGGCCCGCAGCGCTGGCCACTCCCGAGCAGCTCAGGATCCGGTTGGGGAAGTCCTCGTTCTCCGCCAAGGACGCGGCCCGCGCGGCTGCTGTTCTCGACGACGTCTCTGCCTCGCTCGCAGCGAGGGCAGAGCGTGGCCGGATGCAGCAGCTGCCGGTGCCGATGTCGTGGCGGTGGTGCTCTCGCGTCGATGCGGGCGTACAACAACCCGAACATGTACGTCTCGCGCGCTGCGGGGGTGTTCAACCACCGGGTGCACGATTCCGCTTTCGCGACAGGAACGTTCACGAAGGCTGAACTCGACATCCTCGCTCGTGCTCGCCGTAAGACGAAACGGTCGTCGGGGTTGTGGACACTGGGCACGACACGCGCCGACGACGAGTTTCCGACCGGGTTCGTTCCGGTCGATGGTTCGTCCGAGCCGTTCCCGGTGTACGCGGAGGATGATCCGTTCAACGCGTACGGCGATCACTACTCGGGCGGCTCTCGATGATGCCGGGTGAGGGCGAGACCATCGAGGTGTTCCCGCCGGCCGATTCCGTGGTCGTCGATCGGCACGGTGACACCGATGCGGCGCCGACCTCGTATGAGGTCGAGGACGTCCTGATCGACTGGGACGCCACGATGGACACCCCGGTGCGCGGTACTGCCGGCGCTCGCGGGCAGAACGTGCTCACGAAGGTGATCCTGATCTGTCCGGAAGGTACCGAGATCGTCAACGGCGCCAAGGTGAAGTTGCCGGGGGTTGCGGCGAAGTTCACCGTCGACGGCGATCCTGCGCCGTGGCGGATGGGTAGCTGGGAGCCAGGTGTGATCGTTCGGCTCAAGGGGGTGAAATGACATGGCAATCAGGAACTATCAGCCAACCATGCGGGTATCGGTGAGTTGCTCAAGGGCAGCCAGATGCGCTCGTTGGTGCGTGAGCGGGCCGAGATCGCGGAAGCGCTCTACCGCGGCCGCGTCGCGCGTCGCACTGGGGATCTCGCCCGAGATACCCGGGTGTCGACGTTTCTCGGTGGTCCGCTCAACAACATGGCCAAGGGTGATCGTTGGGTCGGGCGGTTGACGGTCGGCCTGCAGCAACAACGGGTCGTCTACGGGGCGAGTCACGAGTTCGGTACCGACGACGGCGACGAGCAGATCGTCGCAGGCGCGCACGATCTGCCTGCGGTGCTCGCGGAATTGCGGAACGTATGAGTGTCAACAACTTTCCGCCGATCGACGAACTTCCGGACTGGCCGGACCTCGAAGACCTGATGTGTACGTACTTCGCGCGGTTCGGTACGACGGTGACGCAGCGTCCGAAGCCGGACGAGTTCAATCAACGGCTCACCGGCGGTGAGGTCTTCATCGAAATCGCCCGTGCCGGCGGCGGCGCTCCGGACGAGGGTCTCTCGATCTCGCGCCGATCGTCGTCGCAGTCACTTCGACCAAGCGCAGCACGTCGTGGCAGGTGATGGGAAAGATTCGCAAAGCCGTCAAGGTCGCTAACAGCGGCGTCACCATCGACGGGGTACTGATTCACTCGATCACCGAAACCGGTGAGCTGTCGATGACCCCGCAGTTGGGTGTCGATCCTCGGACCGTCGAGATGACGTTCGTCACGATCACCCCGATGCCTCGTCGCACTCGCTGATTGAGGGCAACATTTTCACGTAGTGCAACAGTTGCCGTCACCTACTGGGCCATCCGTTGATCGGGTGGCTTTTTTCATGCCCGAGAACGGGATTCCCTCTTTCACTCCGATAGGAGCACCATGTCCATCTCCTCGTTCAAGAACGCCAACAGTGACCTGATCATCTCCGCGCTCGATCTCGCGATCCTGCTCACGCCGTACAAGAATCCGATGATCGAGTCGATGGAAGACCCCTCGACCGGCGATCTCATCACGCTGCCGGAGCACTGGGCTTCTGTCGGTTTGACGGAGAAGAAGTCGGGCGTGAACTTCGGTCACGAGACCTCGTCGACGGACATCGAGTCCTACGGCGAGTCGGAGCCGACGAAGAAGATCATGAACAAGCGCACCGGCACCACGGATTTCGTGATGCAGGAATCGAACAAGCAAGCGCTCGAACTCTTCTGGCAGGCCGACTACTCCGACATCGAGCCCTCCGCACACGGAGGCATCGTGCTCCCCGCTCCCGGCCGGCCGACGATGCGGTTCTACCACGGCGTCGTGCTTGGGTTCGATGGCACGGAAGGCGCGGAGATCTACCCGTACTGGCTGCTGCCGAAGGTGTCGGTGACCAAGGTCGACAACCAGTCCACCAACGACGACGGTTCGATCACCTACCACCCAACCCTGACCTGGTACAAGGACAAGACGTTCCTCACCGACTTGGTCAAGGGCGGCACCGCGTCCGCGCAGGGCTTCTGCGGACCCGGTTGGATGGACCTCGTTCACCTCGCCGGATTCGGCGCACCCGCTGGCACACTGGCGATCTCGACGCTCACCCTGCCCGGCGGCACGGTCGGAACGTCGTACTCGCAGACGCTCACTGCGTCCGGTGGCACCGGCTCGAAGACGTGGACGGTGCAGACCGGAACGCTGCCGGCAGGCCTGGCACTCAACGCGTCGACCGGCGCCATCACCGGATCGCCGACCGCGGCCGGCACGTCGAACGTGACCGTCAAGGTCACCGACTCCGCGTCCGCGACCGCAACGAAGGCTCTGACGATCGTCGTCAGCGCCTGACCCACTGACGGCTTCTGGTCGTCTCCCACAAGCCTGGCCGCACGGTGATGTCCCAGCCACCGTGCGGCCAGCCTTTCGTATCCAGCTGGGACGCTGGGAAGGAAAACATCATGTCCGAGAACACATTCACCCCACCGATCCTCGACTCTCTCGACGCAGCTCCTCCGGCGGCGTTCGGTGGCAAGTTCGCCGAATACCAGCAGCGCGCAGCTGCGAAGGCCCGCCCGCCGGTGGTCTTCGGCGCTGCGGAGGGCTTCGATCCACCTCTGGTGATCAAGCCGCCGAACCCCGAGCGTATGGACGGGATGAACCGGGTCATTTTCGACAAGGACAAGTTGACCATCTTGATGGCAGGTGCCCTCGACGAGGACGACCCGCACTTCGATCCCGAAGGGCGCAAGGAGTTCGATCGACTGTGGGCTGTGATCGGACAGATGGATATCGAGGTGTATCGGATTCTTTTCCAGGACATCTGGGATCAGCTCTTCGGTAAGGGCGCGGCGAATGTGCCGGGGGGTTCGAAGCGCTCCTAGCTCTCTTCGAGAACTACGGGGCGCAGCTGCGCTACGACTTTCACGCTCACCTCACCCTCGATCTCGACGACTGGTTTCGAGGTGAGCGTGACTGGCGCACGTTCTGGGAACTGAAAGACGGTCTGCCCATGGGCAGCAAGTACAAGGCAGCGCTCCAGGACGACGACGAACATGCGGCCGCGTTGCTGCGGTTGCATCCGGAGCTCGCGCAGCCAGGCAAGGCGGGTAAGGGTGGAATTCCGTTGCAGGGCTTCACTCCCGAGATGGCGCTGCTCGCCCGTGGATTGAACCATCTGATCGCGCTTCTGGCGGCGTTGGTGGGTGCGCAGGATCCGAAGTTCATCGATCCGCCACGCACTGCGCTCGACCGCGTGCTCGAAGCCGGTCGCAGCAATGGTGTGCACCGCGGGCTCGCGAAAGTGCTTCCGCACCAACACCAATAACTCAATTTCCTGACGCTCACGTGTGGAGGCGACGATGACCAACTATTCGGCCGGTTCGGCATCGATCGACATCGGATCGAATCTGCACAACTTCCACCGTGATGTCAGGGCCAAGGTCGAATCCGAGGACGTCGGTTTCTTCGTCGATGTCCTGCCGGACATGACCGGGTTCGCCCGCGCGGTCGACTCTCGTCTCGGCGCCATCGACGCCGAGTTCTACGTCGACGTCCTGCCGGACATGACCGGGTTTGCGCAAGACGTCGATACTCGTCTGTCGGCGATCAACGCTGAGTTCTTCGTCGATGTTCGGCCCGACATGTCCGGCTTCGCCAGCGAACTCGACGCTCGTCTGGCCACGATCACCGGTGAGATCGATATCGAACCAAGTGTCGATCTCACCGGGTTCGGGCAGGCGTTGCAGGCCCGCTTGGACCTGTTGGATCTGCACGTCGACGTGGATGTGCGTCTGTTCGACGCGGTCGCGGCGACACGGCTCGACATCCTCACACGGGACCGGACTGTGAATGTCGATGTCGACGTCGACCAGAACCTGCTCAACCAGCTCAACAACATGGGCGGCTCGATCACCGGCTCGATGTCCGGGCTAGGTGGTGCGTCCGCGTCCGCGTCCGGCGGTCTATCGAACGTGACGATGATCCTCGGCGCCATCATCACCCTCGCTCCAGTAGCAATCGGCGCCATCGGATCTATCGGTGTCGGTCTCGCGGGTCTCGGCACGGTGGCAGGCCCTGCGCTGGGTGCGGTCCTGACTGGCCTCTCGGGTGTCGGGGAGGCCTTCACCGCTGCGGGTGCTGCCGCGGATTCGGCCGGCGAGGACATGGAGGCGTCTGCGAAGGCTCAGGAGGCCGCGCTGCGGTCGCTAGGCATGGCGCAGCGCAACCTCGAGGACGCTGTCAAGGACGAGGCTCAGGCCCGCGAAGATGTGGTCCGTGCACGCAAGGACGAGAAGGAGCAGCTCGAGGATCTGAATCTGACTCTGCGCGGTGGTGCGATCGCCGAGCAGGGCGCGGTCTTGGCCCTGGCGAAGGCTCGCCGCGATGCTCGCAACCTCAAGCCCGGCACCGATCGTCTCGATCAGGATGTCGCAGTTCAGCGGGTAGCAGAGGCGGAGCAGCGTCTGCTCGAAGTCCAGGAACGCAACCAGGACCTCGCCGGTAAGGCGGACGAGGCGAACCGCGTTGGTATCGAGGGCTCCAACCAGGTTGTCGCAGCGAAGGATCGGGTCTACGACGCTGAGCGGCGCGTCACCGACGCGCAGCAGCAGGTCCGCGTGGCGCAGGAAGCGACGGAAGAGTCTACGACCAAGGCGACGGCGGCGGTCGACAAGTACGAGCAGGCACTCTCCAAGCTCTCGCCGGCGGCTGCGGACTTCGTCCGGAGCATGCGTGCTCTCGCCGAAGAGGGCGGAGCGTGGAATGTCTTCCAGCAGTCCGTGCAGCAAGGCCTGTTCGAAGGTATCGGGGACTCGGTATCGAACCTCGCGAACACTGTGCTGCCGAAGATCACTCCGGCGATGACGGAGATCGCGCGCTCGATCGGTGGAATCGTCACCACGATCTCGGACGTGCTCACCGGCCCTGCTGGTGAGCAGCTGACGACCTTGCTGACCTCGATCCCGCAGTTCTTCACCGCGATGACCCCGGGCATCGAGTCGACCGTGCAGGGGTTCCTCGCGTTCGGTGACGCTGCAGCCCCGGCGATGACCGCACTCGGTCAGGGGATGGGCGACGTCCTCGGGATGATCGGCGATGCCTTCGTCGACCTGAACGAGTCCGGTGTTCTGACGGAGGCGATCTCCGGATTCGGCGACATGCTCTCGGGCATCGGTCAGTGGATGGGTCCGCTGACAACGATGTTCACCCAACTCGGTGCCACGGTCGGGCCGATCATGGGTGACCTGTTCGCGTCCTGGGGTCGCTCGATCGAGCTGATGACGCCCGCCCTCGATCAGATGGCGGGATCAGTCGGTCAGATCCTCGTCGATCTGTTCGTCGCACTCGAGCCGGTGCTTCCCGTTGTGGCACAGGCATTTGCGGACATCTTCACCGCTGTGCAACCGTTGATCACTCCGCTCGCGGAACTGGCGGGCACCATCCTCGCTGGAATGGCGACGAACCTGTCGTCCCTGGCGATCGCTCTTGCACCTGTAGTCGAGCAACTCGCAGTCTCGCTTGAGCCAGTGATTCCGGTGATCGCGAACCACTTCGAGAAACTGACACCGATCTTCGCGGACGCAGCAATGATCATCGGTGACGCACTGGTCACAGCTCTCGACGAAATCGGCCCGTACCTACCGGAACTGGTGCAGGCCTTCTCCGACATCGTGATCGCCGTCGCGCCGCTGCTTCCGGAACTCGTAGAGCTGGCGGTGTCGGTGATGCCGCCTGTCACCACGGCGATCGTCACGATATTGCCGTTCGTGGCGGATCTGATCTCGATCTTCGCTGAGGTGGCAACCTATGCGGTGCCTCTGATCACGGGTGCGCTCAACGGGCTTGAGGGACCGATCGACACTGTGGGCGGGTTCTTCTCGACTATGGCCACGACGGTGTCCGGCGTTTGGGACGGAATCGTCAACGTCATCCGTGGAGCAGTGCGCGCGATCGGCAATTTGCTGCAGCAGATTCCGCCCACGATTACCTTCGGTATCGGGCCGTTGAAGAAGACCTATGAGTTCGGTGGAGCGAACGATCTGGGCGCCGCGATGGTGCAGTGGGCGGATGGAACAGTGCTGCCGGGCAATGCGATTGCCGAGTCGGCGGATGGCGCGAAGTCTCCGAGTCGTATGCAAATTCAGCGGCGTGCGGACGGCGGGCTCTTCCGTGGCGCTGGTGGTCCTCGTGATGACGCGAACGTGGTTGCGATCTCGGACGAGGAGTACATCGTCAACGCGGTCTCGACGGCGAAGCACTTCGATCTGATCGAGGCAATCAACAACGACGAGTTGCCGGCGTTCAAGGATGGAGGCACTACAGGGCGGAAGAAGCCGGGTGGTGCGGCAGCTCCGACTCCGATCGTGCAGGCACAGAAGGCGCCGACGATGGCCGAGACGACGGCATCGCCGGCGGCGCCGACAACTATCTCCGGAGTCGCACGCGGCGCGGCGGCGCCCGCCGGCACTCCGGTGCCGTCCTCGGCGTCCTCGGGCAGCATCATCGGCTCGATGGAGGCCGTGGTCGGCGCCAAGTTCCCGTCCCTGCTGCAGAACGGACACGCTTTCTCCGGCATGCGTCCGGGGGATCCGGGTCATCACGGTTCGGGTCATGCTGCTGACTTCTCCAACGGCGGCGATGAAGGCAGTCCCGAGATGCAGGGCTTGGCGCAGTTCATTGCCGACAACTATCTCGGGCAGACGCTTGAGCTGATTCACTCGCCGTTCGATCGCAACATCAAGAACTCCGAGTATGTCGGTGACGGTGTCGGTTTGTACGGCGCCGGAACTATGGCAGGGCATCGCAACCACGTTCACTGGGCGGTGTCGGCTCCGGTCGGTGCACCTGGTGGTGCCGGTGGTAGTGGCGCGGGCGACGTCGAGTCGACCCAGGTCATCAACGCGAGCCCGAACTATTCGGGAGCCTCTCCGTACAGTGCAGGAAATCCCGGTGACGCCTACGGCGCTGGGATGCTCGGTGCCAACTACGGCGATGCCTGGGATCGTGCTGACTCGTACGGTGACGGTCCGTCAGACGCTGACTTGGAGAAGATCAGCGTTCAGGCGTACGGCCGTAAAGCTGGTGAACTGGGGGCGAATTGGCTGCTTGGGATCTTCGGCCTGGAGAACTCGATCCTCTCTGAGTCGAACGTCTACAACAAGGCGTACAACGACACGTTGGAGGCGACGAAGCCGAAGGACCGCGGACCGTACGCAGGAAGTGGCCCGGGCGTCTACTCGGCGCCGCAGGTCGGCGGCGATTGGATGGTCAACTCGAATTGGGGTGACGGAGCCACGTCGGCGGACGCTGGACTCAATCACGTGTACGACCCGGCCGGTGGTGCGGAGCAGTGGCGCTCGACTGTCGAGGCCGTCCTGCTCGGGACGGGGAGATCCGCCTCGTTGGCGGACATCACGGTTCAGCAGATCCAGATCGAGTCCGGTGGCGATCCGAATGCGATCAACAACTGGGACATCAACGCGCAGAACGGGACACCGTCCATCGGATTGATTCAGGTGATCAAGCCGACGTTCGACGCGTACATGGATGCCCGGTATCCGGGTGGTCAGGCGGACCCGGCTCCGAACATCGCAGCGGCGTTCAACTATGTCGATGACGAGTACGGCGGAGCTGGGAACATCTGGCCGAAGGTCAACGGGTACAAGGACGGTGGCCAGTACCGGGGCCGGGGTGGTCCGCGAGATGATGCGAATCTGATTGCGATCTCGGACGAGGAGTTCATCGTGAACGCGATGTCTACTCGGGCGAACCTGCCTCTGCTCGAAGCGATCAACTCCGGGCAGCCAGTCATGGACGCGATCTCCGACAGTGCCCGTTGGTCTGCCGGTGTGGTGCCCTCGCGTCCGGTCGCTACGGCTGGCGTCGGGCTCGGTGGTCAGAGTATCGACCGGTCCACCAACTACAGCGGCGACGTCTACACCAACGATCTCGACTCGTACTTCGCCGAACGCGAAAGACGCGCTGCGATCGATGGTTTCGCCGAACTATCACGGTGGGGAGTGTAAATGTCCGAGTTTCAGACCGACGAGATCTACGGCGCCGACGGCAGTTACTGGAATGTCACCACCGGTGAGCAGGGTGTGACGTTGGCGCCGGGGGCGACGAAGTTGGTCGACGCTCCGGTGAAGACGATGTGGATCAAGTCGGCGCAGGGCAGCCACTATCAGGGCTCGAAGGTGCAACGCCGTGATCCGGTGGCGGCGTTCAACATCGAGGGCGATGATCCGCTCGAATGGCACGATACCGATTCACGGTTTCGGATGGCGTTCGACTACGACCGCCAGAGCCGGTGGGTCCGCACGACTGCGGACGGCAGCCGCACCTTGATGGTGCGACTGCTGTCCGAGCCGACGCAGTCTGCGATCGAGAACAAGGATCCGCACCTCTGGGGTCAGTCGATGCTGACCGTTCCGTTGGCGGCGGAGTTCGCGTATTGGACGATGCCGGACATCGTGCGCCGGTGGCGACTGATGACCGGCACAGCCGGCAGCGGCTATGTCCCGGTGTGGAATCCGTGCGACGTGCCGATCTGGCTGAAGTGGGTGTGCACCTATCCGGGGACATACACGTTGCCGGACTTCTCGTTCCTCGGCGACATCGCCGCATCGCGGGTGGTGCCGTTGAAGCCGTTGGTGGCCACGGACGGCAACCTCACGGTCGATACCTCCCAGAGCGAGGAGCAGTTGATTTCGACGGAGGAAACCCCGGTGTGGCCCCGTCAGGCGGGCAAAGGTTCCTGTTTCCGGTGCCCAAGCACACCGCCAGTGAGGACAACCCGATCATGTTGCCGGTCTCGGTGACCGGCGGCATGGCCGGAGTCTCCGGAGTGCAACTGCGGATGCCTCGTAACTTCTCTCGGCCCTCGGGGGTGAAGCGATGACCACGATGCTCAGCGACGCCGAGTTCGACGAGTTGTGCGAGCAGACCTGGGACGAGGGTCAGCTGATCCGTGAGGCGCACCGAGCGATGGCCCGCACGCCACCGCTGGTCCGTCTGTGGGCGAACCCGACAGATCCCGCGCAGGGACTGCTCCTGCGCGGGATCGCTGCGGATTCGAGCTCGGGGAAGTTCCCGTTCAAGAAGAACCGCGCCGGCACCGGAACGCTCAAGTTGCGCGGCGATCACTTCCTCGCGCGCTGGCTGATGACCATCCCGAACAACCCGGCCGCGAAGAAAAACGTCGTCATCTCCGTGGACCACATGGGCGGGCGCATCCGGTGGTCGGGTCTGCTCAAGCATTGGCGGTTCACCAAGGACAAGGACGGAATCCGGTTCCTGGAAGCGACGTTCGTCGACGACTTGCAGTTCCTGTCGTACCTGCTTGCGCCGCCGAACCCCGCGCTCCCGCTCGGGCTGTTCCAGTTCCCGCGCGTGTTCACCCTCCTCGGCCCCACGATCTGGCTGCGTCGATGACGATCTGGCTCAATCTGTGGCGATTCCAGGGCAATTGGTGGAATCTTCCCGACGATCCGTTCGATTTCAGTCAGTGGACCGATGCGCACAACATGAACACCTGGCAGGTGATCATCAAAGCGCCAACGTTCTTCAACGATCCGTCGCTGCCCACTCTGTTGGCGGCGCGGATGGACCCGATCGACAAGGTCATCGAAGACGCCATCGACGACGCGCAGGTCGTTATCCGGTACCGGCGGATCTTCACCGTCGACGGTGAGGTCTCCGGCGTGCCCGGTGTGAACAATCCGCGCAACGGTGTCCTCGAGCTCTCCCTGCACGATCGTTCCGGCTACTACGAGGACACCGGCACCGGAACCACCGGCACGGTCCTCGACGGATTCAAGCGCTCGATTGCGCAGTTCGCATCCGGCTTCATGGAGACCGTCGACGTGTTCGTCTCCGACGATCAGACGCTCACACCTCCGGAGTACTACCTGAAGAAATGGTTCGGGGTGGTTCCTAGTCATCCCTGGATAGTCCTTCGGGACAGCGAGTGGTCGAACATCGAAGCCTCGGATCTCTCGTGGGGTCCGGCCGGGCCGGTGCAGATCGTGGTCGGCGGGCAGAACGAGTTCGCGGACAGTGCGATCGAGTTGGCGATCCAAGCGGCCGGCAACATGATCGGGTACTTCTTCCTCGGCGGGTTCTCCTCCGCCGGTGATATGGCAGCGACGGTGATCATGCCCCTGCTGCGCGGAACTGTTCTGGCGTGGAACAACTTCAAGTCCGGTGCGCGTGCGACCAACCTCGGTTGGGTGCACCTAATGGAGATGTACCAGTCCGGCGCGAACAACGCCTGGACCATCTCGGCGGTGATGGCGATCCGCACAGGCATGCTCGCCACTGCCGACGAGTCTGCCTCGAAGATGCGCATGTCCGCGGGCGCTCCGTATTACCCCGGATTGCACATGCTCACTGGTGACCGGGTCGCGCATTCCATCGAAGGGATGACCGACTCGATCACCACAGATCCGTTGTTCGTCAACCAGATCGAGGAAATGAACCTCGCCTGGGACGCCGAGCAGGACGCACCGCATGACTACGAGATCACCGCCGGCACGGGCAAGGCCCTGATGACTCAGGCCGAGCGCTCGTCCCGGCTGGTGTCCAAAGCGATGGCGACGCTGCAGAACATCGGCGTCAGCCTCGTCTAACCGATAGGAGGGCTATCACGATGAGTGGTGTTCCGCTACAACAGGAATGCAACCCCGACGACCCGGAAGAGCATCTGCTCTGGTCGTACACGAAACTGCCGATGAAACTCGCCGACGGTGCCTACCTGGTGACCATGCCGGAAGTGCTCAAGAAGTGGTCGAAGCAGCAGTACGACGCAGGGTTTCGACATCATCCGGAGTTGCAGACGATCGAGTTCGTGCCACCACCTGGCGGGATCAGCATGTACGGCCCGCCCGGGGAGTGGCTCAAAACCGAAGACGCTGCCAATCGGCGCGTAGAGAACGCCGAAGCGACACAGCGTGAGTTCGAGGAACTCAAAGATCAAGTCCTCGCATCGATGCCCGAATACGCGGCGCGTATCAACTCGATGACTCCGGAAGAGAAAGCAGCCGCTCGCGAGGACGTGAAAAGCAAACTCACCGAGTCACTTTCGAACATGCAATCAATGCTGGCCGTACTCAATCAACAGGAAGAGTCCACCGATGGTGCGAACGAGACGGAGGAATCATGACATGGACAGGTGACCCCGTCTGGCTCGCAGACGTACTGCGAGCGGAAGGGCTCAACGTCATCGAAACCCCCGGCTGGAAAGAACGGGGGCACGGCGACTTCCGCGACATCCGCGGCGTGCTGTGCCACCACACCGCCGGAGGCGGAAGCAACGACTGGCGCATTGTCCTCAACGGTCGACCCGACCTCGCCGGGCCACTCGCGCAGCTCGTCCTCGAAAAGGACGGCACCTTCCGCGTGATCGCAGTCGGCGTGTGCTGGCACGCAGGCCGCGGCTCCTGGCCCGGCTGGCCGACCAACGACGCCAACTGGCACACCATCGGCATCGAAGCAGTCTCGCGAGGGACAGCCCCCTGGGACTGGACTCCCGCGCAGCTCGACGCCTACAAACGCGGCTGCGCCGCGATCATGCGCAAACTCGGACGGAGGGCCGACTGATGGGCGACGTTGTCGGACACAAGGAATACAGCAGCGAAGGCAAGATCGACCCCGCCGGAATCGACATGCCCTCCTTCAGGTGGGACGTCCAGAAGATCATCGATACCCCGCCCGGATCGAAACCAACCCCGACCCCCATACCTGGAGGAATCACCGTGTCCGATCAGCAGATCGCCGAAATCCACAACCAGGTCGGCGTTAGCATCCTGTGCGCCAGGTCTTCCAGAAACTGTTCTACAACACCAAGGACGCCACGATGTGGACGCGAGCCGGACTCGCGGACATCTTCAACGAGGTCGTCTGGGACGGGTTCATCAACCCTGTCGATCTGCTCGACGGCATGGACGACCCCGACGCGAAACCGGACTCCGCCAACAAGGCACGCCGCGGCTCGCTCATGTCGTACGTCCTGGGCACGTATCGCGACGCAGCCATTGCGCGGCGCAACACCGAAGAGATCCTCAAACTCCTGAAGGCAGGTAAATGATCATGGCCGAATCCACACCCACCATCACGATCGGCGTCGAACTTAACGGCACGTACACCGTTGACACGAAAGCCTTCTGGCTCGACCTGCTCGACCGAACAGGTAAGACGTTCATTCAGACGTTGCTGATCTTCCTCGCAGGCGGGGCGACCATCGCATCCGTCTCCTGGAGCACTGCACTGTCGTCAGCCGGGCTCGCAGCGCTGGTCTCGTTCCTGATCGCACTGTCGACATCGACAGCGCTCACGTCCGGCAACTTCGTCATTGACCTGGCTGACCGCGCCGGACGGAGCTTCGTCAGCGCTCTCGTCGGCGCCATTCCCGCAACCGGCACGCTTTCGGATATCCAGTGGCGAGACGTGCTCACTCTCGCAGCAACGGCAGCACTCGCTTCCGCACTGACCTCGCTGGCCTCGAGCAACTTCGGATCCAGCAAAGGCCTGCCATCCCTCGCACCCGTCAAGCCCGAACTGATCGCCGTCGACGGCAAGGTCGACCAGGTCATCGACACCGGGGTCCCCGCCGTCACCGCCGCCTATGACGACACCGGCAAGCATCGCGCCCCATCGGAGAACTGACGTGCCGCGCCCTGTTTTCGCAGCGATCGCCGAGCGGTCGGTGCGCACAGGCGCGTACGCGGTAGTGACAGTTGCCGGCCTCGCGTCGATCCTGTGGACACCGCGCACCATTGCCGACGTACTCGGCGGCGGCACGGCGACGGTGTGGGGAATCTTCCTGCTTGTCGGCGGTGCCGTGTGCATGTTCGCGTCGATCACCGAGCGCTACCTGATCGAGCACCCGGCGATCCTTCTGGTGATCGTCGGGTTGTGCCTGTATCTCGTTGCACTGTGGGAGATCACTCTCGACGGCGAACTCTCCCGGCTCACTCAGACGGCAGTCATCACGGCGTACGCGCTGCATCTACTCGCCAGACACCTGCAGTTGCGCAGACTAGCGGGAGCACTGACACCAAAGGACGGGTAGATGTTCGGGTTCACCGCCACGGAAATAGCGTTACTCGTCACCGCTTTCGGAGGCGGGACCACCCTGCAAGCCGCACTCGCCGCACTCAAAGCCAGGCGGCTCGGTGCACAGTCCCGCGAGCAGTCGCAGAACTCTGCCGTCGCTGCCGAGTTGGCTCGGGTTCGCGAGAGCGAGAACGAAGCGTGGGAGCGCGCCGACGCTATGGAAGAGCGGTACGACCGGATGACGGCCTCCCGCAACGCGTGGCGTGAACGCTCACACAAACAGGACATCTATCACGCTCGTCACTGTCGCACCGAGACCGACGAGTACCCGTCTGCACCAACGGAATAGGAGGTCAGCTATGTACTGTCTCAGCGGTGGTCTCTCATGACGAGTCCGGGCAATGACTTCAACCGTCCCACAACAGTTGTCACCGGCAACGACGGATCGACACGGCGGATGGCGCAACGCACACAGGACGCCGTGATCAAACAGAAGTCCAACGAACTCAAGGCCAGTGGGTGGCGAACAGGGTCGGAAAAGTTCTTCGCCGATCAGGAAGAGACCCACGCTGAACTCGCGGACCTGCAAGATCGGACGCAGGAACTCGAGGGTGTCATCGGCTACGCCCACGCCTATGCGAGCGGCGGGATTTCGATGTCACTCGGATCGGTGAAGTACTCGATGTCGAACCAGATCGGCCGGGTCATCGGAGCGACGATGACGAACGGATCGTTCGTGCTCGGGTCGAGAGGCCTGTGGGTTGCCGACGCACACATGAGCTACGACTACTACAAGATTCCGTTCGGCGTCACGAAGATCAGTCTCTCGATCCGGATCTACGCGCCGAACGGTTCGTTGCATGCGATCCGAACAGCGCGTGATGACACCGAAGAGGACGGGACGCTGACGGTGCATATGCCGTTCACCGTGCCGACTGCCGGCTACTACGCCGAACTGTGGGTCAATGCCGCCGTCGGTCGAGGAATTTTCGGAGGTAGCGAATGGAACGGTCTGTCCGTCAACAAGATCAGCACCGAGACCAATTAGGAAGATCCCATGGCTCAGTATCCACCGATCGACTACCTCAAAGGCTGGGCGCCGATCGAGACACACACCGACGAGGAATGGGAAGCGATCGCGCAGCAGACGATCGCTGAATCGAGAGTTCCGGACGGCGACGTCCGCAGCATGGCACAAGCGCTGAAAGCGAGCGCTGCACGCGAACAACAACTTCGATCGGACTTCGTTGCTGGCTGGGGCGCCATCGAAGCGGACGCGTTCGCAATGAATGCTGCGCACTCGGCCGGGAAGGCAGGTGAATCATGACGATCATCTCCGAACCTTTGCAGGATCCGGCCGGCCGACCGGAGACCGAGCCGCTGGTGTTCTACATCGAGACAGTCAGACAGAACGTCTCCGGCACCGGGACAGTGAGCGTCAAACGTGTTGACGTCACACCGGTCGGTGGAGTCCTCACCACGCCGAATCTGGATCCCGGTCCAGCGCAAGTGCAATGGCGTGGGCAGCGGTACCCGATCGTAATTCCGCACTCCGTCTCGTCAGTGAGGTTGTGGCCGCTGCTCGATGCTGGCATGCCGCACCCCCCGTCGACAGCAGCGGGCTTCGTACGCAACGGCGGCGGCGTCACCCGCATTCAAGCGCTGACTCAGATTGAGTACGAAAATCTCGACAGCCCGGACCCCGCAACACTTTTCATCATCACTGATTCGCAAGTCACATAGCTAAGGAGTTCCTGATCATGGCAACCACGCAGATCAAGTTGTACGGCAAACTCGCGCAGTCTCTGCTCAACAAGGAAGTCAGCATCGTCTCCGGCGCCACGAACCTCTACGCGATGTTGACCACGTCGGCACACACCCCCGACCAAGACGTTCATCGTTACAAGAGCGACATCACCAACGAGGCGGTCGGTAGCGGATACACGGCCGGCGGTGTGCAACTGACAGGCGTCGTCGTGTCCTACGACGCCGCGACGAACAAAGTCACCATCGCGGCAAACAGCCCGTCCTGGCCGGCCTCGTCGGTGACCGCCCGCAACGTGCACATCTACGACCGCACGAACGGGACCGATGCTACGAGAGCGCTGATCGCGTACGGGGTGTTCGACTCCGATCAAACCACCTCGTCCGGAAACCTCCAGGTCAACTGGAACTCGGGCGGCGTCTTCACCCTGTCGACGCCATAAGCTCATGGCGGTTTCTCAGCGGACGGAGAGCGCGAATCGACTCGTCTACGTCGACGAGTCAGGCGTCGAGCATGAGATTCTCCTAGCCCTGCTCGGGGGTCAGACAGTGTGGGACGGCCGCATCAGTCAATCCGTTCCCGCTTCCACGGGCTCGATGTCCCTCGCAGGGTTCGACGCTGCCGTCTCGTCAGGCTCGACGGTTACAGCAACTGACGTCGGGTACGCCACGTTGGCGGGTCTTGCGGCGGAAACATCGGCTGGCTCGTCGGTGGCGGCGGATCCCGCCGAACTCGAAACCGCTGGGCTGGAAGCGGAGATCTCGGTCGGGTCGACACTCGAAGCAACCGCGGCAACGCTGAGCGGAACTGGCCTCGATGCGGAAGTGACGGTGTCGATCGGACCTGTTTTCGATCCGGGGCATATGTCGATAGAAGCGATGCCGGCAGAGGTTGTCGTCTCCGCGGACATCGACGCCTCGCCTGCGGCGTTGACCCTGGCAGGTCTACCGGCAGATGTTCTCGGAGGAACCACAGTTCAAGCGGCCACCGGTGCGGCAACGATCGCAGGCCTCACTGCGGAGGTGTCATCGGGTTCGACGGTGACCGCTACCGATGTCGGCTACGCGACGTTGACCGGCCTGTCTGCAGGAACATCGGCGGGCTCGACAGTTGGTGCGTCGAGTACCCCCGACCTCACCGCGACCGGACTCGTGGCAGATGCAGTCGCCGTTCACTTCAGTCCATCGGGGATGACGAAGAACGGCAACTGGTATCCAGGTTCGACGTATCCCTGGGTCACCGTCCCGGCGTGGACAGCGGATGCAGGGTCGACTGTGGTCAGTGACGGAGTCACGGTGCGGGGGACGAAATCAGACGCGGTTGTCACCTCACAGGTGAGGGTTCGGAATGCTGCGTCGGGCAGCAACGAGTGCGCTATGCGAATACTTGTGGGAGGTGTCGTCGTCAAGACCGGATCGGTCGTAACCATGGGTGGAAGCCAGACTGTGAATTTGTCGCTCTCAACCGATCCGATATCTGTGAGTACCGGCCAAATCGTGACCGTACAGATCCAAGGGCAATACGGATTCCTGGAAGTCCAGGCCGGGACAGATACCTGGGTCCGTATCGACAGACAGCCTTTGGGAATGACAAAGTCCGGGAGCTGGGTCCCGACCGCAAACGGGTCATGGCTCACCGTGCCTGCATGGGCCGCAGAACCTGGGGCTACGTTGTCCGGCAATGGTGTCCAGCCTCGGGAGGCGAAGACGAATGCTGTCGTATCCGGCAGCTCAGCATCGCCGCAGCAGGCGGCGCTTACCAGGTGAGTGTGAGGCTGAAGGTGGATGGAGTAGTCGTGAAAACCATCACGGACTATCCTCTCGCTGGATATACGACGACGAATGTTCCGATCGCATCCGATCCGATGGCAGTCACCGCAGGCCAGGTCGCAACGATCGAATGCTGGTTCGTGAACTACGCGAACTCCTTCACGATCCAATCCGGTGCGAGCACCTACGTTCGCATCACCTGACCGCACGACAAAGCCCCCAACTTCGGGATTCCCGAAGGGTTGGGGGCTGTTCGTAGTTCAGAATGCGGTCAGCAGCGACCAGACTCAGCGCGGGCGAAAGCCTCTTCGATCCTGTGACGTTCGTCGAGGGGAGTCTTGTTCCATTCACCGGACTGTCGAGATTCTTCGAAGAATGCTTGCAGGACGTCGGACGATCGGCGTCCGGGTCGAGCTCTGCGGCGCTGTCGAGGAATTCCATCAAGAAACTGCAGTACTCGGCGACCGATCCAGAACTCTGATAGATCGTGATGTCCTCAGCGGCACCAGTCGATGGACCATCATGCGAACTCGGTGTGGCACTGCCGACGACCGTAGTGGAGCATCCGGCGATGAGCAGGATGCATGCGGTCATGACGGTCAGCGTCCACTTGTGCATGCATGGATCAAACCAGACCAGTTGTGAGGTTACGAGGCGATGGCGGCAATCCCCGTTGTTGATTCGTCGACCTCAGCAGAAGGGAAGCGGAGGAGTTCGACTGCAGTGACCTTCTGAACGTCCGCGACGAGGGTATAGATCTGGGTGGTTTGCAGCGAGGCGTGGCGCATGAGTTCCTGGACGGTGCGGAGATCGACGCCGGCGCGAACCAGCATGGTGGCGAACCAGTGTCGGAGGCGGTGCCCGGATCCGGGGATCTCGGCGCGGATCATCAGGCCGCAGAGGGTGTTGGTCACGGACTTCGGGGCCATGTGTGGCAGCCGGCCGCCTCGTGAGGGGAACCACCACCCGCGGCGTGGCATCGTCTTCGCGAGTTCGACGAGGTCCGGGTGCAGGGGGAGGACCGCGGTCACCTCCCCTTTGCCGACGACGGTGATCGTCTTCGCGATGATGTCGACGTCTTCGCCCCTGACGCGGGCGATCTCGTGCACGCGGAGGCCGGCGAGTGCGGCGAGGTGGACCATGACTCGGGTCTTGCGGTGCATCCGGGTCTGGACGAGCACGGGCATGTGTTCGTTGGCGACGGGCTTCGGCTCGCCGCGCGGGCGACGTGGCGCACCGACTTTGGTCATGGGATTGTTCTCGCGATACTCCATCAGAATGAGCCAGACGAACCAGGATTTCAGATGCGCGTGGTACGTAGCTCTTGTCGACGCGGACCAGCCGGGTCGTGCCAGCCATTTGGCGATCTGCTGAGAGTTGAGATCCAGGGCGTTGGTGCCGACTTCTCTGCTGATCCGGACGACCGTTGCCGATCTGTCCGTGACTGTTCGATCCGAAAGCGATCGGGCATATTGCCAGGTTTCCCATTCGTCGAGACGAGGGTCACGTTCGGGGACGAGTGTGAGGTGCGGTGTCAT